CATCTTGGCTTTCGTCATCAAACAGGTGTAATTGATTGGTGATTTCTGACAGTGTTAGCCAAGGCGTTGCGTTGTCACGCCCAATCTGCTCAACCTTTGAATAGTTAAACGGATTGCGTGTTGCTGCCCCGAAGGGCAGGCCAGCCAAGACATCAGTTACAGCCATGATTAAGTCTCAATCAGACGGACACCGGCAAACGGGTCACGCACAGAACTCACCATACGCTTTTCCGCAAACAGGGTCACAAAACCGGGGGTTGTCTGTTCCATTGCTTGCACGGTCATTTCCTCAACATCAACGATATTAAGGAATCGGGGCCAGTTGGCAAGATACACAGGAATTGCACCAACGGTTCCAGTTGCATCAAGGTATGGGTTTGGAATCACAGGGAAGCCAAGTATGTTAACGGCTGGGCCTTCACCCAATTCACCAGTTTCAACCAATGAATAACCACCAGAACCGTGAGCATATTGACGAATCGCGGAAATGTAGGTGGGGTGCATTTGCCATGCAGTACCCGGCATATTCCAATATTGTGCTGGCAATGCTTCAGCCATTTCAGCCAAAGATTCATAATCAACCGAAGTATGGTTGTGTCCAACAGTTGCCAAGGTGTGGAGGCCATTGGTAATCGCTGTGCCTGAAGTACCAAAAGCAGCAACAGCACCAGCAGCGCCGGGGTAGCTATTTAGGCCACGCAGTCCGTCAGTTCCGCCAGTTGTTGTTGTGGTCGTTCCGGCTTGGTCATCATTCAGACCCATTGAAGCGCCTTCAATAGCCGCAAATTCCATCATTAAGTCTTCAACAATTTCTGATTCAAGACCGTTTACGTCAGACAGAACTGCGCTACGAATAGGCAATTGAGCCGTAATCACGCGAGTCGGAATTTGCCAGATAGAGGTATTGGTGCCGGGCGTGCCGGAGTTTGGGGTGAACGTGTAGCCCCAAGGATTTGTTTGGTATGTTGCGTTACCAATCTTGGCAACGAACTGAGCGTCAGAGCCAGCGACTGGCATGACACGGGAACCCATACGGAATGGGTTGGCGTAACGCAAAGCTGCGAACGCATCATCGAATACTGCACGACCACCCACACCAGAACCAGAGCCAGTGATTGCAGAGGCTTCTTTCAGGTCGATGTTGACTGTGCCGCCTTCGGTAATGGCTTGCTTAATTCCAGCGAGGATTTTTTCAGTGATGGTCATGGCAATTTCCTAAATTGAGGGCGCAAAAAGGAGGGGCCGTAGCCCCCCCATTTTTATCAGGTCGCAGTGCCTGTCGAACGGTAGCGAACGCCAGCGAAGGGATCGCGCACCGAGGTTGCCAAACGCTTCTCACCAAAGAAGGTGATGTAACCGGGCAATGTCTGGTCGTAGCGGCGCATTACCATGTTCAAACGATCAATGATGGTGTGACCACGGCTCCAGTCACCAAAGTACATTGGGTACAGGCTAGAAGTGCCAGCAGAACCAGTTGTAGTTTGGCTTGGGTTGTCCAAGTACTTGTTCATCACCACATCAAAGCCGAGCAATTGACCAATGATGCCATCAGGGTTCAACGACTCAACAGAGTTGAAGATTGGACGGCCATTGGTGTCTTGCAGACCACGAATTGCTTGAGCCAAGATAGGGCTGACCATGAACTTGGCGTTCGATGTCCAGTACTGTTGTGGCAGAGCGTAAATCGTGTTGATAACGTCTTTGTATTGGATGTTATTAGCGCCGACAGTGTTGGCGTTGGTGGTGATCTGGTCATAAGTAGCCAGCGAGTGCAGACCGCTTGTAGAGCCAGTGCCAGAAGTGCCAAAAGCAGCAACAGACGATGTACCACCAGCATAAGTGGCGTTTGCACCAGCGTACTGGTCCAGACCACGCAAGCCGTTAGTGCCACCGTAAGGGTTGGTTCCAGACTGAGCAGCTTGGTCGTTGTTTTGGATCATAGACAGGGCTTCTGCTTGCGCGAATTCTGCCAACATATCGTCAACCACGTTTGCTTCCAAACCGTCAATGTCGTCCAACGCAGCAGTACGGATTGGGAACTGCACGTTCAAGTCTTGCAGAACCAATTGCCAGATGCTGGTGTCTTCAGTGGTGCTTGCACCGTTGTTTTGGATGGTATATCCCCAAGCAACACCGGCATTGCCAGTCTTGACTCGGAACTGATAGCTGCTGCCATCGGTAGCCACAGTGCGCGACAGACCGCGCATAGGGTTAGCCAAACGCAGAGCAGCAAACACTGGATCGTAGCCAGTACGACCACCCTTGCCATCACCGCCAGCGGTCAAAGCAGAGGCTTCTTTCAGGTACGCATCCATTTGGCTTTCGTCTGCAAAGATTTGCAGTTCTTTTTCCAAACGGTTGTTGCCTTTGTAGAACTGGCTCAGTTGCTCACGCACCGAACGGTTCACATCTTGGCGAACAGTCTTAGCGGGTGTGCGAATGAACTCAGGCATATTGATAGAAGCAACTTTGGCTTCCAGAGCAGATACCATTTCAGCCATTTCAGCCTTGACAGCCTCAACAGCAGCAGGGATTTTTGCTTCAACAGCAGTGATGCTTTCGGCTTGTTTAGCTTCGATAGCATCCAATTTTTCGAGGATAACTTGTGACATGATTCAACCTTTAAGTCGTTTGTCGAGGAGTTTTAGAAGTTCACGTTGCTCAAGAGCCGCGAGAATTTCCGCTTCGGTCGCTTCCGCATCAGAATCACTCTGTTGAGGCGCATTTTCAATGGGTTCAATCACAGCATCACGCTGCTCTAAAACTTTCTTGAATGTTGATGCGGCAGCGACCGCATCGCTCTTGGACAAGCCAGCATCCCGCAGACTTTCTTCCAAAACTTTTAAATCGGCAGAGCCATCAGGTCGGAAATACTCCAACTTTTTGATTTCTGCCTTGGTGTTATTTGGGTGCATGACCACGCTGGTTTCACGCAAGCCACCTTTGGTGATTTGGAAATAACCAGACTCGTATGGGTCATCAGAACCAATGGTCATTGCTTCGCCATCTTCCCTGACCCATTGATATTCTTCAGCGTAAGCACTGACAGACACGCCACCAAACATCATTGGCGACTCTTTCATAACTTGGTAGAGGTCAGAGCCAGTGGTGGTGTTCACATACAAACGACCACAAGCGTTCATGCCATCGTCATCCATTTCAATGGAAGTCCACTCGCCGCAAGGGATGGAACTGTCATTGTGGTTAACGTACATCGGGAGAGGACGACCACTTTTTGCAAAATCTTCTGCCCATTGCATAAAGCCTTCAGGCTTGTAGAAGAATTTACGTCCATCAGCGCCTTCACGAGCGCCCCAAGTGGTAACGCGAGCCTCAATCAAACCTGTCGGTTCGCCGTTCTCGGCTTTTTCCGTCAAGTTCAACTTGGCTTCGCAAATTAGATTCAATGTCTTCATTGATTGCCCCTAAAGCAATGGATTGATTATTGTCCTGTATTTTAGGGGGTTGCCCTAAAAGTACAGGCAACTGTTTATGAGGTCGTTTGACCTGTTGTGCTAATGCTACCAGATATTGTGAATCAGTACGCATTTTTTATCAAGTTTTACCAATGTTCATCTTTTTGGTCTGATTTCCACCGCCGCCACCAGTATCTTGGGCGCTTGAGCCGGGTACAGGTTCGGCTGGCTTGGCATCTTTGACCAACTCGTCACCACCCTCCACAGAGGAAAGGTTCATGTAATTCCGAGCCTCGTTGGGGGTCATAATGCCACCAGAAACGCCAGCAGTCGCAAAGTTCATCTGGTCCAATGGAGCGCCCTTCAGGAAATCCTTGGTGTCGAACTCCACGCACAACGATGGGTAGCCCTCCAGCAAGTGAGCAGTCAGTTTTTGCTGAATGTTCACAATGGTAGGGTACATGGTGGTCTTGTAAAACTCGTCCAAAGCCGTTTGGCTGTTGTTGAACTTGCCATCATGGATGCCAATCATTGAAGGCGGCACACCGAACAAGCCACAGATTCGGCGCATAGTTTGCAACTTCAATGCCGCAGCGTCAGCGTCTTGCAGGGTCAACATGTCCAGCTTCTGGTACTTCATGCCTTGGTCGAGCAGCATGGATTGACCCGGCTTGGACGGATCGGACTGCTTGGACCCGACCATGTTGTTCCATGTCTCCTTCAGACGAGCCGCAATCTCTTTGAACTTGCCATCAGGAATGACTGCTTCGGTCACAAACATGCCAGATGGTTTGGCGCCATTCTGCATAACGTAATTGGCGTACAAATCAATGTCTTGGTCCAAGCCAACCAACTCGGTTGCCAAAATACCTTTGTTGAAACCAGCAGAACCCTGCCAAGCCATTTCCTTGCCATGCATCACTTGGAAATACTTGAACTCATGGTCCTTGTTGA